ACTGACCAACACCTTCTCCGCTTCGCAGATTATCGACACTACGTCAACGACCGCTGCCCTGCGCGTGACGCAGAAGGGAACTGGCAATGTCTTGCTGGTGGAAGATGCGGTCAACCCGGATACGACCGCCCTTGTCGTCGAGCAAAACGGAAATGTTGGTATCGGTGTGGCGACTGGCTTCTCCGCCACGGCCAAGCTTGAAGTCGTCGGCAACACCAAGTCCACTACCCTATCGACCGGATCTGGTCCGACCTTCTCCGTCAACAGCACCACCTCTCACACCGGAGGTTCTGACAGCCTCGACTTGTTGGTCACCATCAACGGAGTGAACTACCGAATCGGTCTTCGACCCGCCTAATGGCTCGTAAGGCACCCAACGCCGAAGAGAAGCGAAGAGGCGAAGAGATCGCAGAGGTCCAGCGTCAGTTGCTGGCCGCTACGCGGCTGCTTCGCGTCAAGAAGGCGAAGGAATCTCTGATCCACTTCACGCAGATGACGATGCCGGACCCGGAAGACCCGGAGAATCCGGACAAGTCGCGTTATGAGCCGGTGCGTCACCACGAAACGATCTGCGCCGCACTTGAGCAGGTGGAAAAAGGGACGTATCAGCGTCTCATCATTTCGATGCCACCTCGCCACGGTAAGTCAGAACTGGCATCGCGACGTTTCCCGGCTTGGTTCTTGGGAAAAGACCCGTACCGCCAGGTCATCTTCGCGACGTACAACGCCGACATCGCCCAGGACTTCGGTCGTTCGGTGCGCGAGATCATGCGTATGCCGGCATTCAACCAGGTGTTTCCTGGTTGCAAGTTGCGTACCGGAAGCCAATCGTCCGACAAGTTGCAGACCGAAGAGGGGGGTCTGGCTAACTTTGTTGGTATCGGCGGTGGCCTTACTGGCCGTGGTGCCGACCTGCTGGTCATTGATGACCCGATCAAGGACCGCGAGGAGGCAGACTCCAAGCGTGAGCGTGACAAGTTGTGGGAGTGGTTCACGCAGGTGGCGATGACCCGACTGATGGCCGGCGCAAGAGTGGTCGTCATCATGACCCGCTGGCACGAAGATGACATCGTTGGTCGGCTTACCGACCCGAAGAATCCCTGTTACAACGATGAGAATGCCCAGCAGTGGCGTATCTTGAGCCTGCCGGCCATCGCGGTAGAAAATGACCCAATGGAGCGAAAGCCAGGTGAGGCCCTGTGGCCGGAGCGTTACGGCCTGGACTTCCTTAATGAGATCCGTCGCCTCAATCCTAAGGGCTTCTCTGCCCTGTACCAGGGCCAGCCCACTCCGGACGACGGTGACTTCTTCAAGCGCGACTGGCTGAAGCCTTACCCGCACGAAATCCCGAAGAACCTGCGTGTGTACTGCGTATCTGACCACGCCGTGTCCACAGCCCAGACGGCGGACAAGACCGTGCTGCTTCCGTTCGGCCTAGACGAGGACGACAACGTGTGGATCCTGCCGGACGTGTGGTGGCGCCGTGCCAGCACGGACCAGGTCATTGACGGAATGATTGATCTGATGACCCGCCATAAGCCGGCCAAGTGGGGTGCGGAGCGAGGGCATATCTCCCAGTCCATTGGTCCGTTCCTGCGTAAGGTGCAGCAGGAGCGAGGCATCTGGACCGTAGTTGAGGAGATAACGCCCGTAAAGGACAAGCAGACCCGTGCCCAGGCCATCCGTGGCCGTATGGCTATGGGCAAGGTGTTCTTCCCCAAACAGACGTCTTGGTGGGTTGAGGCCGAGACCGAGCTGCTCAAGTTCCCGTCTGCCCGACACGACGACTTTGTGGACGCTATGGGCCTGGTCGGCTTGCTGTTAAGCAGCATGATCGGCGCCTCCAGGTCTTACGAAAAGCCGTCTGAGTTCCCCAAGACGGGCACTCTTGCCTGGGTCAAGCTGTCATCCAAGTGGGAGGACGCCAGACGCAATTTCTTGCAGATGGGTGGTTTCTGAACATAAATATTTGAAATGGAAAACGAATACGAGATGCAGCCGGAAGATCCGATGCAGCAGATGCCTGCAAAAAGCGGCATCAAGCGCGATGCCGAGAAACCCGGTCCGTCTCGCGCGTCCCTGGTCAAGACCCTCATCAAGAAGGTCGAGAACGCCAAGAAGCATTGGAAGAAGTCCTTTGAACGCATGAAGGAGGACACGGATTTCTACATGGGCAAGCAGTGGTCCACGTCTGAGAACGATGACCGTTACGTCGCCAACATCGTCCAGCGTCACGTCGGCCAGCGAGTCTCAGCCCTGTACGCCAAGAATCCGAAGTTCGTCGCGAAGCGACGCGAGACCTTGGACTTTGCCGTGTGGGAAGGCGACATGTCGTCTTTCCAGTCTATCCAGACCTCGATGCAGAACTCGATGGCTCAGGGCATCCCGATGGATCCGGTGATGATTCAGACTATCCAGGACGCCCAGCAAGGATTTGAGCGTCGCCGCATGTTGGATAAGGTAGCCAAGACCCTTGAGATCCTTGCCCACAACCAGATCCAGGAACAGCAGCCGTCCTTCAAGGGACAGATGAAACAGCTTGTTCGCCGCACCTGCGTCAACGGCATCGGCTACCTGAAGATCGGCTATCACCGCGTGATGGAAAAACGTCCTGAAGACGTCGAGCGCATCACGGATATTACCGAGCAACTTTCCACGCTTGAACGCCTTACGGCTGACCGCATGGACGACAAGTTCTCTGAAGAACACGCCAAGATGGAGCAGCTTCGCGTATTGCTCCAATCGATTCAGGCCAAGCAGGACGTCATTGTCAAAGAGGGTGTGGTCTTCGACTTCCCGATGTCGCACTCCATCATCGTTGACCCCAAGTGCCGGCAGATGTCCGGCTTTGTCGGTGCTGACTGGATTGCCCAGGAGTTCATCCTAGACGTCGAAGATGTGAAGGAGATCTACAAGATCGACCTTGGCATGGAGTTCACTACCTACGAAGACAAGAACGAGGAAGACAAGGACTGCAAGCGAGCCACCGTGTGGGAAATCTATTCTAAGAAAGACGGCATGCTTTATGTGGTCTGCGACGGTTATCATGATTTCCTCAAAGAGCCGGAGCCTCCGGAACTTGACCTGGAGCGTTTCTGGCCGTTCTTCCCTCTTATCTTTAACGAGGTCGAGTCCGAGAAGGACGTAATCCCGCCTTCTGACGTCCGCCTGCTGATGCCGGTGCAAAAGGAATACAACCGCGCGCGTCAGGCCCTCCGCGAGCATCGCTTTGCCAACCGCCCCCTGTATGCCACCTACGAAGGTGCGTTGTCCGAGAAGGACATCAATAACCTTCAGTCCCACCCGGCCAACGCGGTCATCAAACTCCAGAACCTGTCCCCAGGTCAGGCCGTAAACTCGATCCTTCAGCCTGTTCAACATGCCCCGATCGACCCAAGCCTTTACGATACGTCGATGCTGCTTGAGGATATGATGCGCGTGGTTGGCTCACAGGAGGCCAATCTTGGCGGCACCAGCAACTCCACCGCCACGGAGGTGTCCGTCGCCGAAGGTAGCCGTATGTCTAGCCTTTCGTCCAATGTGGACGACCTTGAGGACTTCCTTGGTGAACTGGCCCGTTCTACCGGCCAGGTCTTGATGATGCAGATGGACCAACAGTCAGTCATGAAAATCGTCGGCCCTGGTGCGGTCTGGCCCCAACTTTCTGCAAATGAAGTCGCCCAGGAGCTTATGCTTGAGGTCGAAGCCGGCTCCAACGGTCGCCCGAACAAGGCCATCGAGATGCAGAACTTCGAACGCATCGCCCCCATCCTGCTTCAGATCCCAGGCATGAATCCAGAATTCATGGCAAAGGAAGCCCTCAAGCGTATGGACGACGGCATGGATATCACGGACGCCATTCGCGCGGCCTTGCCGTCAATCGTCGCCATGAACGCCCAAAAGCAGCTCGCCCAAGGCGATCCCGCCGCAGACCCGAATGCCCAAGGCGGAGAAGGTGCCATGAACGTAGGCCCTGGACCTATGGCCGCAGGAGCCGCCGGCCCGTCTGCTACGCCAGCCGACATCCGCACGGATGGCGTCCAGTATCCGAATAGTTGATTTAAGATAAATCACACCATATAGTATTTCTATGCCCGATCCAACCGAGCCAACCGACGCCATCGAACCGCAGGACAACGCTCCTGTGCAAGAACCCATTTCTACTCCGGTCCAGGAAACTGCTCCGGAGTCGAGCGACGCTAAAGAAATCAGCCAGACTACCTCGTCGGAGTCGGGCGACCAGGACGCTAAAAAGAGGCCGACTTCATTGCTCGACGCGGTAAAACGCGCCGCGCAGAAGACGGCTGACACGGAATCGTCCTCCGTGGAAACCAACGGCAAATCCGCCGAAGAAGAAGGAAACTCTACGCCTAGTCTGGACGACGCAGCGAAGAGCAGGTCCACTTCCGAGGCCGACAAGAAACTGCCGTTCCACAACCACCCTCGCTGGAAGGAGATGATCACGGAGCGTGATGCATACCGCGCCGAATCGGATGAATTCCGAAAGGTCACTTCCTTCATGTCCGCGAATGGGTTGTCCACCGATGAGGTCGCAGAAGGGTTCCAGATAATGGCCCTGATGAAGACCAACCCGGCGGAAGCCCACAAGAAGATCAGCGAATACAAAGCGCGGCTCGACGTTTTCGTCGGAAACACGTTGCCTCCTGAGATCCAGAAAAAGGTCGAAGAAGGCTACGTTGACGAAGAAAGCGCCAGGGAACTAGCTAGGTTCAAAGCCCAGCACAGCCTTTACGAGCAGCAGCAGGTCAGTGCGATGCAACAGCGAGAGCAAAATGCTCGCGGAAACATCCATTCGGCTGTGGTGAATTGGGAACAGCAGATGAAGGTCAAGGATCCCGATTGGTCCGCCAAACAGGAGATGGTCACGGATCATGTCAAACTGATGATGCAGTCGGAAAAGCCGACGACTCCGGAGGAGGCTATTGCGCTCGTTGAGCGCGCCCACTCCATTATCAAGGAGCGGCTTTCCCGATTCGCACCCCAGCGCAGACCTGTCACTCACGTGTCCAGTTCCACGTCGTCCGCCCACGCAACGGCCCAGCCGCGCAGCCTCCTAGAGGCGGTTCGTCTCGGCGCAATGCAAACCCGCTAACGCAAAAAACCTATGGCATTCACTAACGCCGAACTCGCTAACATCACCGCGTCGGCCCTCGACTACTACGTCAAGGGTCCGGCCTTCACCCAGAACATCCAGGAAAAGCCTCTGCTCAAGGCCATGACCAGCAAGCAGAAGACCTTCCCGGGTGGTAAGGGCAACATCAGCATCCCTGTCGTGTTTGACTACACGACCTCGATCGCTGGCTTCACCCACAACGACACCGTCTCGTACGCCAACCCGGCCAACACGAAGCGCGTCTCCTACCCCTGGAAGGAAATCCATGCTGGCATCTCGCTGACGCTCACTGAGCTGAAGCACGACGGTCTTTCCGTCACGGATTCCACCACTGGTGCCTCCACGTCCAAGCACTCCGAGCGCGACCTCACGGTCCTCACCGGCCTGCTCGACGAAAAGCTCAAGGACATGTCCGAAGGCTGGGCGCGCTCGTTCAACGAGATGCTCTGGAAGGATGGCTCGCAGGACTCCAAGGTCGTCCCCGGTCTGACCTCCCTCATCACGGACAACCCGCTCGTCGGTACCGTCGGCGGCATCGATCGTGCTACCAACGCCAAGTGGCGCAACCGCGCCGCTGTCGGTGCGAACGCGATCACCTACGTCTCCGGCCAGCAGAAGATCAGCGAGTTCCTCCGCAAGGAAGTCCGCCAGCTGACCCGCTTCGGTGGTAAGCCCACGCTCGTCCTCTGTGGTTCTGGCTTCCTTGAGAAGCTCGACCTGGAGATCACCAGCAAGGGTACCTACACCCAGCAGGGCTTCGCCAAGGGCAACACCGACATCGGTCTGTCCGGCATCACCATGCAGGGTATCGGTGAGTTCCAGTACGACCCGACCCTCGATGACCTGGGTTACACGAACCGTGCCTACTTCATCGACACCGCCAACATCAACCTCATGGTGATGGACGGTGAAGACAAGAAGCAGCACAACCCGGCCCGTCCTCATGACCAGTACGTCCTGTACCGCGCCATGACCTGGACCGGTGGTCTGACCGCGAAGCACTTCACTGGCTCCGCTGTCTACGAAGTCGTCTAATCGGTAGTCGATAGACTCCCCTCGGGGGTGGTTTCTTAACGGAAGCCACCCCCTTTTGCTTGCAAGATCATCAAGCCGTGGCACCATGTAGGGATGGAATACGCCAACATCGAAATCCGACTCGCCGGCTCTCTTGAGAACACTGTACTCAAGGAAGCCTCTGCCCCCGAAATCGCCGTCCTCAAAGCCATCCACGGCAGCGACGCGGTAGTTAACATCAAGAAGTCCCGCACGTCGTCTGTTGACCAGGCCACGGAACGTGACCGCCTTGGCAAGTTCTACGGTGACGCCGTCATCGCCAAGTTCTTCCCTGGTGTGACGTCGAAACTTCCGACCAGCCTCGCCGAGATCGGCGTCGAAGTGCCGGAAGAAACCTCCAAGAAGAAGTAACCGATGGCTCGCGGCACCCAGCTTTCCGCGCTGGTCGATGCCCTGCGGGCAGAGATTGGTGCTTCGACAAACGTGGCGATGGGAGTTAACTCCCTGCCGGCGTTGAAGCAGATCCTTAATCGCACCCAATCCTGGCTGTGGGAAAAGTTCGACTGGCCGTTCGCGTATATCGAGCGAGACGAGCAAATGGTAAACGGCTCTCGGTACTACGGTTTCGACCCAGAGATCGACTTCGGTAGGATCACGGAAGCCCACGTCAAGTACTCGGACAGTTGGCGCAAGCTGGACTACGGAATCGGCACGGAGCAGTACAACTCATCGGACATCGCCGATGGCGACAAGGAAGACCCGCCCACTCGGTGGCGTCACTACGAGGGTAACCAATTTGAAGTCTGGCCCACCCCTTCCAGCAACGAGTGCGTCGTACGTTTCAAGGCTATCAAGCGACTGCCCAAGATGGTCAACGACTCCGACGTTGCGATGCTTGACGACAATCTGATCGTCCTGTTCGCCGCTGCCGAGATGCTCGCCCGCGCGAAGTCTGAAGACGCCCAGGGCAAGATGAGTGCGGCCAATGAACTGTTCACCAAGCTCAAGGGCAGCGGCATCAAGAATGATGTCTTCGTGATGGGCGGCGGGATGCCTGTAGAAGGTCAAAGCTTCCTTAACGGCGCGCGTATTGTCCCGAGCAACCGGGTCTAATTTATGGCATATATCGTCGTCGAGAACTTTTCAGCCGGCCTCGACACGCGCCGGCACCCCCTCACGGCCAAGCCCGGTACGCTCCAGAAACTGGTCAACGCCCACTTGTCGCGTGGCGGTGAGATTGAAAAGCGTAAGGCTTTTGAGCTGATTAACCCAAGCATCAATCAGAACATCTTCACCAATCCTTTCCACGGATTGCAGGCTACGGCTGACAAGATCTATACCTTCACGGACTTCTGGGGTAGCAACACGACAAGCAATGAACTTCAAATCGGCACAAGCGGGGTTTACGTCAGACTGATCAAGCATCCTAGTTGGGAGCTTGGCGCTTCGGTGCCTTTTCCGGCATTGGTGGACGTTCCTTACACGACCCTTTACGGAGGTAAAACTTTCATCATCACGAAGTGGGATAACGGAGATGTCATCCCTTACTTTGACGGAGAATTTATTCCGGACTTTTACATCGGAACGACAAAGGCATGGATGGCTAATCGTCCCAACGTGTGGGATGGTTTCGCCGGCACCATTGTTTGGCAAATCAATGGTGGAAGTTCTGGTTCTAATCCGACTACTGGATGGTCTGCTTCTGGTTCAAATGGGGTGCAAAACACTCCTGGTTACGTTGACGTGACGGCTCCGGAAGGCGTGAATTTCACTCCTTCATTTACGACCGATCCTCTTGTCCCTGTCGTCATCTCGACGTTGCAGGACTATGTCGCGCCAAAGGCAGAAGTATTGGCTTCTGGTTCCTTTGCTGTCACCGGAGGGTACGCGCAGCCGGCAAACCTGTTTAAGGATGGACGCAACTTTGACGCAGCTGCATGCCCTGGTATCAGAAGCATCCGCGTTGGTGCTTCATCTCCATCTGCTTCCGACGGACGCGACCTGCTAGGATGGGGCGGCACGGTTGGTCTGCGATTTGATACATATTCACCGACCTATACCACAGGCTCAAACTGGGGATCCCTGCTGTTTAATATTGCAAAGGTAATCAACGAAAACTCTACGGCAGGACTTAACCACAAGTATTCCGCTTATTCTTATCGTCGCGCGCAGAACGGAGGCAACGATACCAACTCAATGTACGTTTACGCTCCTGCTGAAAAAGGCGCAGA